ATGCTGCAGCGAGCTCTTCGGCCGTGTATTCGGGCTCCTGGATTGTCTGTTCCACGGAGCTGGTCTTCTTGGTGTTTTCGCTTTTTTCAGCCATAGAATAACCTCCTATTCCTCATAGTCTGTTCCCGCGAGCTTGTATTCGACCGTATATCCTGCGGTTGGCTGCGGTGCTATGTCGACCTTCACCTTTTCCTCCAGCTTCTCGCGCGGGATATTGGTCCTTGCCAGCACATGCGAGTATTTTGGCCTGCGGAGTATGCCAAACCGCACATTTATTCGAAGCTGGCCGGTAATGAGGTAATTGGCCGCGCTGTCGGCTTTAATGCTCCGTATGAACATAGGAGATGTGTCCAGCATTGTAACCTCTCCATGGTATGCCAGCGTGTCTACGAGGTATTTCAGCCATTGCAGTCTTGCTTCCGCAGTTGGTGCGAATATATGGCCAGCTATGCTCCCGTGCATCCAGACCACTGTATTTGTTTCCTCGGCCGTTTCCAGAGTTGCAAGCCTGAAATAAAAAGCAGGTCTGTCGTTCGCTGCTGTGAAGTAGTCCTGGATCTTGTCCCGGCCTATCAATATAGCGGCCGGCTCCCATTCCTTGATGAACTCGTTCATGGCCATGATGGGATCCGGGTCTGTGGTTTCTTGGCAGGGAAAAGCCAGCACGTCAAAAAGAATAGTAATGCCGTTTACATGGGATCCTTTTAGCGTGTTGCTGCTTACTTCGAAGCTGTCGGACCTTACCCAGGCCAGGCAATACGGAGGCTGTTCTGCCGGCTGCATGAATACGTCGCATAAAACAGCGCGCACTTCCGGCTCTATTTCTTCCGGAGGAGTTCCGGCCTCGTCACACCATATGTTGAGCGTCATTAATCCGGAGCTTTGCCTTTCCGGGTTGGCCTGCATGTCTACCACGAAATCAATCCGCGGATACTGCTTTTTATTTTTCCAACCATCGTCCTGGTCGCCGGGCGCTGCCTGGTAGAATATTGCCGGCACATTATCAAATTTGGCCAGCTTATTTGTTAGGCTTTCGTTGGTAATCAGCCGGTTATAAATCAAATCTTCCAGTGTCATTGTTCATCGCCTGCCGTGCCTTCGGTTTTGATGGTCTCCATGTCGGTTGTCCATCGAACCGTCCATTTTCCGGCCTCGACCTCTGAAGCAAGAATTGTGTAGTAGTTTGTGACATTCCCAAGGCCCGGCAAAAATAAAACGGTCAGCTTATCATCGCTCACCGCCGTTATAATTCCATTCCTGGATTCATCCCATGTCTCATGCTTCGCTCTGATTAAATCTCCTTTATGCACGCTGGCTTCATCAAACACTATATTGATTGTGTCTTTAATTAACGGCATGGCTTCCCTCCTTCCCTGAATTTATTTGAGATATGGCTCGCTGTAGATTTGCTTAATCTTCGGCTTTGCAGCCTCGATTATCGGTTCCTCGAATGGACGCGGTTCGATAGTCAGGTGGTAGTTTATCGTTTTGGTACCGCCTTTTTTCAGCTTCATGGTCTTTTGGACCTCACCGTCGTATCCCTCTTCGAGGATCGGTGCATATTTTACGTCCGTGACAATTGCAGGCCTTACCGTCAGGTTGCTGCCCGCTATTTCTGATCCTGTCCTTGGTTTCCAGCTCATGCGCAGGTTTCCGGTCCTTACTGCAGGTGGTTCCCCTGGCGCTGACGCTGTGTATCTGCTGCTTGAAAAAGGCCTTTTGTAAACGCGGCCGGACCTTTGGCCACGCAGGACATTGAGAGCTGCATTTCGGAGCTCATTGGCGGCCCTGAAAGCTCTGGATTTTGCTTCGTGGTTTATCTGGTCCACGATCTTGTCTATCTCCGGTTTAATCTTGATATTCATGGCCATCGAAGCGTTCCTCCACATAGTAAATGGTCCAAAGTCCCAAGGCGCCCGGTTCATCTACTCCCTGGACTAAGAATATTCTGTCTCCAAAAATCAGGCGGTCTTCCGGATCCGCCTTGGGCTTTCCTCTTTGGACTATCGTATGACTTATGGGATGCTGGAGCTGCCGCCATCGCTCCTTTTCCTGGGGTTTAGCCTCGGCCAGGATGCCTCTTATTGTCACTCCATCGTCGCTGTATCCGCTCTTTGCTCTTCCGCGTGAGCTCACGGTCCTGTCCTTTTTCTCTACGGTGAAGTCTTTGTAAAGGTTCCCTGGCCTGAGATACATGTCCCCGTGCCCTCCTTTCGTCCTGCTGCCGGGTTATCCATCATTCCTTTGTAAAAGTAAGCGTCGCCGCCTATCGCGGCCGGATTTGCACTTGGCACGGAATAGTTTAATTCGGCCTTGAGCTCCTTGTACATCTCTCGCCATACTTCTACGCGGGCCTGTAGGCCCAGGGAAAGAGGCCCGACGTCGGTGTCTACCTCATATGAAAACCTCCGGCATATGCTTTCAACGAGCGCCAGCTTGGCTTTTTTCCATTTGTTCGGGTACATTTCCAAAACGGCATTTATTTCCTCGTCGGAGAGAGCTGCCGTTTCAGCTCCACCCTCTACCATGGTGTCGCCAAGTTCAAAGCGCATCCTGTCTTTGCCTTTTTCCTTGATCTTTGTTGGGTCGTAGGTATAGCTTCTCTCTGCCATTATGCATCACCCTGACCCTTATCCTCCTTGGTGTCGCCCTGCTCTTCCTCTCCGCTGGTCTCTATTTGCTCCACCCTTTCCAGGATTGCTGTCTTGACCGTTTTTCTATAATCAAGCGCATCAATCAGTATGAGGACTTCCTCTTTGTCGATTTCGCCCACCGCCTTGGCAGCCTCTTCTGCATTAAGCTGCAGGGTAGCAATGGCTTTTATTATGTCCTCTGGCTTCATTTCGAGCTCAATTAGGCCGCCTTTTGCCGTTATAGGTATGATTATATTACCCGGTTCCTTTTCGTCGTTCCTGGGCGATTCTGTGGCTTGTCCGGAGGTATTTTGAAGCTCGGCTACCTTCGCTATTAAGAACTTGTTTTCCTCCAGTAGCACGTCAACATTTACGGCCGGAACTATAAGCCCTTGCTTGATTAAGACCTTTTCGCGGCTCGGAAGAACGGCATCAGCAGGAATAGCGTCGCCTTCAGAATAGGCGACGCCTCCAAGTACACACGCTTTCTTGCAAATGTAACCGTAACTGTTACCGTTCATCTGTGCCCCTCCTTCTCTTATACGCACTGGTCGAAGTAGATTGCCAGATCGTCGCAGGTCTTCTTCATGTCGGTGGCCATCAAGCCTTCGATGAACTCTGCATGTGTGCCTTTTTCTCCTTCGTATTGGTCAATTGCGATGTACTGACCGTTGCCGAGCATATCCCAGGTGAAGATGTAACCTGCGCTGGGCTCGTCAATTGAAGGATTGTCGGTTGCATAGCAGAGAAGTGCTCCGTCGGTTGCGCATACAAACTGCATATCTTCCTGGCCGATGCCGCCTCTGTTGTAGGTGCTTTCGAGAACCTTTACTTCCTCGATCTGAAGGATTGCAGCCAGAGCTTGAGGTGTGACGATTGCAGGGTTAGCAGTGCTGCCGGTGTATTTTACCCTTTCTACGATGTCAGGATGGTTCTTTAATGCGTTGTAAGCGTCAACGCCAAGAGCCAGCCTGTTGGGTCTTCTACGTCCTGCCTGCTTGATGTCCTTAATTCTGGCATCAAAGAAGTTTACAGGGTCGAAGTTGGCATCATTGAATTTCAGGAACTGGTTAGCGCCGGGGTTAGCTGCTACGCCTGTCCATACGTTCTGCCATGCCAGTGGGTTGAAAAAGTTTGCGGCAAAGATGAGGTCCAGGTGGAGCTTCAACTGCTCGGTGACAAATCTGACTTTTGCCCTTCTCGGATCTGCCACGCCAGGAGCTTTTGCTCTCTGGTAGTTCAAAGCATCGATCTGGTCGATACCGACGATTACCTGGTCCACTTCGCACTTGTATGTGTTGTCTGTCTGTCCCATCAGTGCAGGCTGAACCTTTCCGAATGCAGGTTTCCTCTGCACGTTGTCTCTCGCAAGGTCAGCCTTGCTGAATGTGTAATAATAGCTGGAGCTCAATGCCACAGGACAAACCGGGAAAATTGAGGGTGCCACAAAGTCTCCTTCCTCCTGGAAGAAAGCCATGGACATGTTTGTCAGGTAGTTATTAGGCCTCCAGCCTTTAGCGATCTGTACCTGAATGTTAGATATGCTTGTTCCTTTCATGGTCTGCTATTCTCCTTTCCTGTTGGTTTTAAGCCGGCATTTTGCCTGACTTAACGATTTGAACTTTGATTACCTGGCCTGCAGCGGTGGCGG